CGTTCGCCGATTGCCATGATACCCTCTACGTTGTCAGGATAATCTGAAATCATCAGCAGTAATTGAGTGCGGAGCGTGTCCTTTTCGGACTTCTCGAAGTTCCGGTCGATGGCATCCAGCCGCCTGTCGACCTTCTCTAGTTTGTCCTCGACAGCTTTCAGCCTGCCCTTGCGGTTGTTTACCGCTCCGATGATTGCGGTCACGATGACGTTAAGTACACCGCAACCGATAACTGCAATGATGATTTCGTGCATTGTTGTCTATCCTTTCCTTTCATATAAAAAGCACCTCCTTACGGTATCAGTGTACCGCAGGAGGCACTAAGCGACTAAATTCTCATTTTCATTTTTCGATAGCAACCCATGTAAATCTACCATTAGATGTCCCTTCTCCAGTGGCAGTGTTTACTATAGTTACTGTCATGCCCGTTGTGGTCCTTTCAGAAACTATAACATTGATGTATGGATAATCTGCCCAAAGACCGGACAGCTCGGCCGCCGCATAATAATCCGCACTCGACATTGTCTCTTCGAAAACAATGTTAACGGATACCCTTCCTGCGTGCCCTCCTTTACCGAGGTCTCTGTATCCGCTATCTCCATGCTGGATATGTACGGCTTTGCTGTTTAATGGCTTCAGATGGATGCGGATGTTACTTTTCGCCAGGCAAGTATCTCAGGAGAATTGCCACTGTGATATGAGGCGATGAACAGCCCATCGGCGGAGGCTGTACTTCTAGCAATGTACGACCTCCGATTTGCGTTGCCAAAACAAACTATGGCAAAATACTGCTGTATCCCAGTGGGAGAAATTGCAGCGTTGAGCTGATAATATCCCATTGTGTTTACTGGTATATCAGTGAGAGAGCCGATGCCAGCTCCTTCTCCATTTAGCTTGCTGTTTAGCGCACTAACTGCCCCCGTCAGAGTGCCACCACCGATGCCGGAGATGGAGGTATTGCCGAGGAGTGTATCCGTTTCAGCCTGTGTCCTGACAGTAGATGCGACCTGCGTCACGCTGCTGATATTCACTCCGGAGATATTCACTCTGTACAGAGGCATGTCGACCGGCGAGTCACCTGCCTGGATGTCTCCGGTATTATATGACGGTACCGCAGGAGAACTGGCAGCTGCCGTCCCTTCAATTACGACCAGTTCAATGTCTTCCACATTGGTCTCAGCATCTTTCGTGTATCTGGCCACGATCAGATCTATCCTGGACATTCCCTGCGTTCCGTTTGCGATCTCCAGAGAATCATAGGCCCCCTGCTCGATATTGGCTATGCAGCCCTGATGGCTCAAAGCTCCATCACGGATCCGGATCTCGTTTGCGCTGACAATCTCTGCCGCCAGCTTTCTTCCGACATCGAGGATATACGATCCTGTCCCATATGTTCCCTGGTTCTGGGCGCGATCCTGCCCGGAAGTAATATGCGGTTCCCCTCTGTACCCTGTGATTATATTCATTCTGTTTTTTCCTCCGTGATCTCTTCAACAGTATCTTCCGGTTCAGCAGTCATTTCCTTTGATTCGGCTTTTAAGCTGATCCCTGTTTCAAGAGTTTCCAGTTTTTCTGTTTTACTGACACTTGCCACGGTCAGCAGGCTTGCATCTTCGATTGTTGCTGTTACATCATCGGATAACTGATATTCTATGGTCCGCATTCCATTCTGCCATCTCACGATTTTCCCGGTTACCGGTGCTGTCATAGTCATGCCGGATAGATAGTCGCGACCGCCAACCACATCACCGATCGCGATTTCCGTTTCCGGATCCATAGTCATCATAAACTCGTTTCGGTTCATGACTTCACGCAGCTGCTGTTCTCCGGATTGAAGTAGGTCCGTAAGCTCGGCCCCTGCATAGTCGTATATTTCCGCAATCTCATCAACACCGGTATAATACGGTGTGGTCACTATATTTCCGCTCGCATTCACGTATAAATGCCGAACCACACGATCTTTCAGTTCTCCATTCCCTAGCAGGATCAGGTGGTTCACGCCATCACCCTGCATCTGCATGATATAGTTCAGCCGCATATCTGAGGACAGCTCAATGTCCTGCGAGTAGTCCACGATCGGCACGGCAGACACGATCACGGCTTTTTCCGTCTGGGAATACGATATATCCAGCCGGCATCCTTTGGACTTCAGCATCTTACGCAGCCCCTCTTCCAGGGTACAATATCGGTCATATTGCCAGGATACCGTCACGCCGGTCGATGTGCTCACGCCCTTGAACAGTCCCGGAAGAGCTGCTTCGACTCTTCTTTTGACGATTGCATTCAGTTCTCCTGAGTCCGTGGCGTAATCAGCTCCGGAGGCAGGCTGGATGATTTTTTTCTTCATCATTCCGCGCCATGTCAGACCACCCGGAGAGATCGTGTCCAGATCTGTGTTCGTTTCCAGCCGGCGAAATAATCCGCCATACTCCGTCCCCGGGATGTATATCCGCGCTTCCTTTGGGATTGATTCATATTCCGACCGCAGGATCTTGATATGGAAGCTGTTTTCTTCATGTCCTACTTCAAAATCAAATTCAGAAAAGACGAGCGTCCGGAGTTCTTTGCCGTTTTTGTCCGCTACGATGACATTGTCCATCTCGGCTCACTCCTCTCGTTGAACAGCGTGATATCAAAGCCAAATTGCCCTGACCAGTTGATTGTAAGATCTCCACCCGGTATAGCCTCGAATATTGATTCCTCTTTGTTTCTCAGATCGAAAATGTTTACTGCCTGCCCCGTGATCAGGTATTTGGTGATCTTGTTGTTTCTGGAATCGATCACGACATACTCGCCATCCTCCAATGTGTCAAAAAACTGGTATGGATATCCGTTAATCAACACTCTCGGATCAACCGCCGGTCCGTATACCGTCATCTTGAATTCTGATGGGAACGGGAAGCCCGTCTGCCATATCGCAATGCCGGGATTGCCGTAGAAATAATCGTAATTGTGGTCGTATTCATAGTCTAGGAACTGCTGATCTTCCGGAGCTTCCTGCGGCATGAATGTTCTCGTCAGTTCCTTGATCCAGAATGGATGCGGACAATAAATCGTAATGTCGTTTTCCGTCCAGACGTTATGCCGCTCAGGAGCGGTTGAGCTTGCTGTGATATAGCAGTCAATATAATAGTCTCCCCATACAATTCTTCCAGGGGTCTGTGTTCTGACATCCATTTCAAAATCTTCGTGTAAATTTTCGAGTAACAGTTTCCTGCCAGCAATCGCGCCCCCAAACACCAACCGTGTAGTATATGTGATGGCTGCTCTTTTAAAGCTCGCCACTCTAGTACCAAACTGGAGAGCCGTTCCATCGACTCCCCAGTTCCATTTGTGATAGTTTGCTGTTTTAGTGCGGATTCCATCAGATTTTAAGTTATAAACATTACCGCTCGATGCGATATACTGAAGAGGCACATTCATTAAGCTACCCCCTGACTCCTTAATATCCTGCCAAACTCTCTATTTCCAATTACTATCTTTGTTTCCTGTTCAGAGATGGCCGCAGAGAATGCATCATAAATATCATCAACCGTGAGCGTTTCTGCAACATTTCGTCCAGATACCGCATCAATGTTCATCAGCGTTCGTGTTGGCAAAACCGCAGCGGCAGCCAGATCCATTGCTGCTTCTTTAACTCCGGATACTCCTTTGATCATACCGGAGGCAAAGTTATGCGCTAAGTGCTCGCCCCAGACATCATCACCATGTAGCGGTCCCTCTTTCGGTGTCGAATGCCCCAATATGTTTTTCACGCCCTGAGCAATCGTTCTGGCCTGATTCCAGATACTATTTGCCTGAGATGCAAGCCCTTGGGCGAATCCTTCTCCGAGATGTCCGCCCCATGTCTTGCCTTGGCTTGCAAGATTGCCGAATACACTTGACACGCCATTGTATATATCGTTGGCTGCGTTGCGCGTTTTCGCCTCGGCATTTTTGATGGCAGATGCCATTTGCTGTACTGCGCTACCACCTGCGCCACTTGCTGCCTTTTCAAAGCCAGGCTGACCGTCTTTAACACCGGTTGTCCCTCCATCAGCAATACCCTTACCTTGTTTCTTTGCTTCCGGAACCGCTTTTCCTATGGTTCTGACAGCCATCGTTGTTGGTTTGCCAAGGTCATAGTTCTGAATTGCATCTCCGGTATCACTCATCATAGTTTTGGCATTTTTGACTAGCTTGTCGCCTTCTTGCTTGAAAGCCTCGTTCATGGCCTGTAAACCGTATTCAGCAGAGGTTTTCGCCGAAGCCGTATTTTTCGAGAAGGTTTCTGCAAGAGCCTTCGTTTCGCCATAATCAGCCGTGATTCCTGCCAGCTCCTCATCTCCGGCTTCAAAAGCATCCACTAGTGCTTGCAGTTCCGGAGCCATGTCCATACCGGCAGACACAATTGAGTCAACCATAGCGCGGAAATTAACATCCGTCTGATACTGCGTGGAACTCATCAGCTTTGATGCATTGCTGTTCCAATTACGTAATGCCTCGTTATGCGCTTGGAGATTTTTCCGCATTTCCCCTATGGATGTTTTTTCCTGTTTTTCCAGTTCATCCCATAGGTCGGTCTGCCCCAAAACGGACTCTTTTGCCGATTCATATGTTTGGTTGTAAGAGTCTATAATCTCCTGCGTTGCTTTGTCGATTTCGTCAGCCGCTTCCTCTGTCGTACCGCCCAAATCTTCAAGGGCAATTTCTGTCTCTTCAGAGGCATCATTCATGCCGAGAAGCTCGTCCACCGTCACACCCAAGCTATCAGCCAGTTTTTCAAGGGCAGCACGGTTCAGATCATATTCTTTTTGCGCCTCGGCTTGAGCGGTAGAACAATCATCAAGTTTTTTCTTCTGCTCAGTCAATGCCTCATTGGCATCGTTCAGGGCCATCTTCTGGCCGTTTGTTGCCCCCTGAACCTGCGTGCTCATTTCTGCGAGCTCACGATCTGCACCGGTAAGTTTATCGATACTGGCCGTGTTCTTTGCAACTATGGCATCATACTCAGCCTGACTAGCGTTTACCTGCTCTTGTAAATTGTCACGTTCGATCTGCGCCTTAGCAACAGCAAGCTCTGCTTCAGCCATAGCCTTCAAAGACTCTTTCACGGCGTTGCTATATGCCGCGGCTTTGGCCATGTCATGCTCGTTCTGGATGAATTTCCGAATCTCGGTATTGCTCATGTTAAGAGCTCCGGAAACATCATCTATGGCAAGGCCCATCTCCGGGAAGAGCTGATTCATTTCCGCAACAAGCACTTTTAACCGTGCCTGTTCATCTGCTGTCAGGCTTGTTTTGCTAGTGAGCTCTTCAATCTGATCCGCAATCTTTGTCGCTGCTTGCGCCGATGATTCGACATCATCTATCGCCTTTTTTGCGTCCTCCATCCCCTTTGTAAGTCCGGAAGTCGCACTGTCAAGCGCAGCGTTTGTCTCTTCTACGGCATCAATGGATTCATACAGTTCTGTATTTGCCTCTCGAACCCCTTTTTCAAGGTCTTTGTATCCTATATAGGCCATTGCTGCAAAGGCGGCAAGAGCACCAATTCCGGCCCCAGCCGCAACAGCCGTGGAAGAAATAGTGGCCTGTCCGGCGGCAACCTTTCCAGTCCATTCAACAAGCTGACCGCCTTTTTCCACGATCTTTCCTATGCCTGTCGTCAGTTTTCCGCCGACCGTGATCAGCGGGCCCGCCGCAGCCGCAAGGCCAGCCGTCCGAATGATTGCCTGCTTCTCTGTTTCAGATAGGTTACCAAAACTTTTAACCAGCTCAGTAGCCTTCTGCACAAGAGGCGTAATATACGGCAAGAGTTCTTTCCCGAATGCTGCTCCAAGATTCGAAGTCTCTGCTTTAAGGGTCCTAATGCTGTTTGCAAATCCGTCTGAGGTTCTCAGATAATCGCCTTGCGCATTAGCCGTGTTCTGCATGACGTACTTATAACGCAAGGTAACCTTTTGAGCCTGTGTCATTTCGTCGTAGACAAGCCCCATATCTTCCGCGAATGCCTTCAGATTGGTTTCTGTCATGACAACGCCTAGTCCCTTCAGGGACTCTGTTTCGCCCGTGAACACACCCTTCAAGGCAGTCATGGCCGTCTTAATGTCTATATTCTTGAACGATGACATATCGCCGGCCAATCCGGCAAGGCTCGTGGACATCGCCGCTGCCTCATCCGTAGACAGGCCCATTGAGGTAGCCATATCTCCGAACAGAGAAGTTGCATCCAGAGCGGCGGATTCAGACATACCGAAGTTTTTGGTTGCTTCTTTCGCCCAGTCCTTAACCACATCGGAAGAGCCTTTGAAAGCAGAATCAACCTTGTTCAGGTTCTCCTCGTAGTCTGACGCAAGTTTAACCGCAGCAGTACCGGCAGCCAGAACAGGAGCCGTGACATAGCGAGAAAGCGTTGACCCAACCGATGTCATCGCCTGTCCGGCCTTCTGGATCTTCTGGCCGGCCTTCTGCATCTTGTCCCCGAAGTCCTGAATCTTCTGCCCCATGAGCTGCATCGGAGTAGGAATGCTTTTAAGCTCTGCTTCAAGTTTGTTTAGTTCTGTAGTAGCATCAGCAAGAGCCTGTCTCCATTTAAGAGTTTTCGTGCTGTTCTCACCAAACTTCTCTGTTGACTCTTCGACCGCTTTTTTTAACTGGTCAACACGATCCCTCTGATTCTTGATCTTGGCATTAAGAGCATCCGCAGTGTCTTTCGCCTTTTTCTCTGCTGATGTCGTTTCATCCCATGCAGACTGAGTCGCTTTCATCTCAGAATTAAGCGTTTTCTGCGTCTCGATGATCTTCATCAGTTCGGCACGATATTCATTTTCTCCTTCAATGCCTATCCGTGGCCCTATATTAACTGCCATTTATTCACCTCATGCCAAAGATAACCTGTTCCTGTGTCGCTTTTTTCGGCTTGTATTCTGCACCGCCATTATCAATAGACGCACACATCATCAGATCCATGAACAACCCCCATCGCATATTAAGCGTTTCTTCAGTTGTCAGGTTGATCTGATGTCCGTAGTATATGATCCACGGTTCCGTCATTTCGATTTTGGGGTGCTTTTTGCGTTTTTTCCTTTTATCGGAACAGCGTCAACTTCAGTTTTTGTATCCAACTCATACTGCTCTTTCTCAGCGGCAAGCAGTTTTTCAAATTCACGGTTGGGAATATCGAGAAAATCATCCACCTTGACCTGTTCCTTGATGCCGTTTGCCATGTTGTAAGCGTTGATCATACACACAGCCCTCTGGAGCCTGAATTCATCCACGCTTGCTGTCGCTTCATTAACAGCCAACCAGTTTGACGATGCCACCCTTGCCCTTGCTGAGAACAGCATTCCATATTCTTTGCCATTTATCGTATACATGTTTCCCTCCTGTTAAAAAAGAACACCCCCACGCCCCGGAGAGCGTGAGGGATACCGCGTTATGAGATGCTCAGGAAGCTCTTGATCATCGCTTCAGCAGCGGCTTCGGATACCTGAGCCTCGCCAAGTTTCTTCCAAGTCTGCTTTACGGACTCATCACGGAAGATCTGAGCGGTCAGTTCTGCGGACTGCCAATCAATTGAATCTTCCTGTGTTGCAGCCGTCATACCAGTATCATTGAACTGGATCTTCGGCAGTACGATCGGGGCATACGACACAACACCTGCCTCCTGGACACGGATAACAGCACCGAATCCAACAAACGGAATCGCCTGTGTGTTGTCATAATTATACCAATCATCGGTATCAGCTGCCGGCAGACCGTAGATCAGTTTGTTCGCAGGATCCTTCAAGCCGTCAACTGTCAGCGTCAATGTGCCGCCAGTGAAAAGGCCGGCCTCATTCTCAGCTATTACGTTGTCAGCATAGAAGTTATTGTCATCAGTTGTCTCCGGCTCGATCTGGATCTCAACACCTCTGGCCAGAATCTGACCGCTGGAATATGAGATCGTGTAGGATCCACCGGATGCAGTAGCAGTATACAATGCTACATACGGTTTCGAAAAACCAGTAATAACACGACCGTTAGCCATGTTTTGCTCCTTTCTACCCCATAACTCTTAGGGGTCAGCGACACGTTTCCAAAATACGTGCCGGTTACCATAATAGTTTCTTAATTGCTTCGTCCAGTTTTTCTTCCATCTTCTTTTGCGCCTTCGTTTTTGTGCCTCTTACAGCACGACCAACGAAGTCATTTTTCTGACGGAATGATGTTCCGGACACAACGGACCTGGCTACAACTGAATTTGGAACTCCATGCGGATATTTCTTTGTTTTCTGGCCGTTATAACCAGCAAAGCCTAGCTTCACGTTGTAATATCCGTCATCGTCTCGCATCGGAGATATACCAAAGCCGTCCTGGAGTCCCTTTTTCTGTACACTTGTGATGGTTGATAATTTTTCGCCGTTCTCGGCATACTTCTGAGCCACCGGAAGGCTGTTGATTTGTGCTCTCATTGCATCAGCAACGATTCCTGCACCGTCATGGATCGCATCCGTGATATACTCTCTTGAGTCCGTCAGCTTCTGCAGCATCGAGACATACTTATCAAGTTCCGGACTGTTCTTCCATTTCGCCATCGAAAGTCACTCCCCAGGTCCATTCATAGTGAATTACTTTTGTTTCGTCCTCATACTGCACTGACTCAAGCACCCACGTTAGTCCCAGACTGCTTAATGTCGCCTGCACATCATCGATCAGGGAATCAAACTCTGTTTTGGTAAACAGATCGACCGTTCCGATGATCCGCTGCTCGCTTTTGTTGTTGTCGGAGTTGAATGAGTCTTCCTCACCACTCTCTGCCCACACGATAGCCGGAAACTTGTTAGTCCGATAATAGTGCGTACAGTTAGGAGTGATTGTTCTCAGTCCATCCCCGATCTGTCTAAGTTTCGCTTGCAACATCGTAAAAGTCCTCCAGTTTCACCAGCGTCAGGTTCACAGCGTCTTCATCAACAACAGCCTGAGCCGTATCGACACGATACTGGACACCATCAATGATCACATATTTCCCTTCAGCAGAAATATCCGTGTTCCAGCACCGCACTAGCTTCTCAATGCTTCGATTTGCCCCAAGAGCCGCGTACATTCTGGTAACACCTATCGTTAAATACGAAAAAAAGGCAGTTCCTTCCTGGACCAGCTTCTCCTGTGGCATGAATCCACGTTCGCTAACGTCTTGCAGTGAATAGATCGTCAGAATACCGCCGTCCCTCATGATCATCCCTCCCAATCTGTATAGGCTGAATTCATGAGTATCTGCGATTTCTGCTCATCGTAGGATGCTTTGAATTTTTCGTACTGCTCGACTTCAAGATAGCCGAAATTCATTTTGCAGTATGTGATGACTGCCCTCTGGATCAGTGGACTACTTTCCGGCTGCATTAACAGTTCAGATTTAACATCTGTTATCCCTATATCAGCACACGCCGCTGCAATCAGATCCGAAAGTTCGTCATCGTAAACATTTGAGGTGACACGGCAAGCCACCTTCACCTTATCGAGTAGAGCCATGTCACGGCCTCCTTATTCTTTCCGGGAAAACACCTTGAAAAACTGATCATCAACGACCGAATACCCTACATGACCGCAGATAACAGACGGATCACAGTAAATCTTGAATCCGCATTCCCTTGCCCTCATGCAGAATGAAACATCCTCTCCGTTGCTGCCGATCGGTGCGAACATGGCTCCGTGTTTCGACTGGACATCCAGAAAGACATCCGTTTTCATCAGTACACAGCCAAATCCGCACCCGGCAACCTCGAAGATCTCGTCAGGAATCTTGTCAAATTCCTCATGAATACAGTTTGCACCCTGCATCTCCAGCTTCTTAAATAAAACCGGAGAATAAGGCGGAACCCTCCGGAAATACAAACCGGAGAGAATATCAAAATCATTTTTCTGCAGCGTGTCCATCATCCGGACCAGCGTGTCCGGCTTAAAAACCATATCTGAATCAAGCCAGAATACAAAGTCGAAGTCTCTGGTAATTGTCCGTGTTGCAATGTCATCCCTGGCCACATAGACCAAAGATCCGGACTTCATCGCCAGAGAACAGTCGCCAACTTTTTCAAGCTGCGCCAGACTTTGACAGAACGGCGCAGGAACCTGATCCATGCACGGCACTGCGATGAGCGTCTTCATAGTGTTTTCCCCCCTGTTTATTAAGTTTCTTTTTACTTCGTAACCTTTACGAACGCATTCGGAGCAACCACCCCAAGTCCGACAAACTCACGGCCAATGATGCGAACCAAATCCTGAGTGGCCAGAGTCATCTCGTCATACTTGAATGTAATATCCTCGCCGTTCGGGAAGTTGGCCAGTGCACCATGATCCAGATCACCAACGATCATGTAAGCAACACCAGTTGTCGCGGCAGAGATGGCCGTGATGGTGTCATTGAACACAACCGGAAGACCTTCAAACGGATCATAACCATAGTTGCCAGCAGCCTGAAGGCCTTTGAATGTGGCCCAGGTCAGTTTGTTCATCATGATGACCGGATTGGCAGCCTCATCGGACAGATTGGCAATGGCATCAGCAACAGTGCCGAGAGTCGGTGTGACAACCTTGATCGCCGGTACTCCCGGACAAGTCGTTGTGGAAGCGGTTCCGCAAGCCTGAATCTTTGCGACCAGCATATCAGCAGCTTTCTTTGCAATTCTGTATGCCAGTTCGTCATAGATGTAACGCAGGAAGGACTCGCCACGCAGATCCATAGCCTCATCAGATACGGAGATCCATTTCTTAATGCTTTCCGGAATCAGTTCGACAACACCAAGAACCAGTGTTTCCTCGTTGACCGCAATACCCTCAGAATGAGTGGCAGCAGCACTGGAGGAAATTTCAAACCCGACTTTCAGGTTGCCGCGCAGATATGCTTTCCGGACGCGGCTCATGATACCCTCACGCTCCCAAGCGGTCTTTACAATGTCATATACCAGTTCCGGTACCGGGACAGTGCCGTTCGTGTCGTTCTCGCTCAACAGAGCACGGCACTCAGCCGGATCACTGGATTTGATGTATTCCGCATACGCATCAATATATTCTTTGCTGTTTCTGATTTCTTCGATATTCATGATTGGTTTTTTCTCCTCTTCGAATTTCTGCACAACAGTGCCAGCTCCGGCAGCAACAGCCGCACGGATCTCAACCTTTTTAGCTTCTTCAGCTTTTCTGGATTCCAGTTCTTCTTTGATTGCCCGGACTTCTTCTTCAAGAGCGTCCAGATCCGCATCGTCTTTTTCGACTTCAACAGCAATCTCAGCTTTTCTGGCTTCCAGTTCATCGATGGTCATTTCTTTCAGTTCCATCTCAAACCTCCATAAGTAACTTGATTCTCTGTTTCTGTCTGTTGCGCTTCTCCTCTTCAAGTCGCTCCGCTTGTTCCATTTCGATCACTCCGTCAAAATAGTCACGAGTTGAAACACACAGCTCTGTTCCTGGATTGGCAGGAAAGCTCACCGGCGAGACGTCAAACACCTTGGCGATCCTGTCAATGATCCTTGTATGTGTTGCCTTGTCGAAATGATCTTCGGCAACCGTAAAAGCAAAAGACATCTGGGGATAATTGCCTGCTGCGATGTCAGCAAACAGATCCCTGGACTTTTGCGTTTTACTCAGGTCCGTTCTGTTGGCAAGGCCGTGTTCGTCTGCCCATACGCTCAGAGTACCGGCAGAGCTTCTCGCATACACCCGGCCAACATGGTCCACCCGGAACACGACATCAGTCAGATCCGCATCATCGAATGCGTTCGGCTGAATCTGCTCCTTGTAATCAATGCCGTCACGAGTGAACAGCGTGTACGGTTCAAACGTGGATGCATATCCTTCAACAAAAAAGGAAGGCTCTTCGCCCTCCTCGATCGGAACCATTCTCAGCTCCATGCTTCTATATTCTCGATTATCATTCATTGTTTTCGCCCTCCGATACTTTATCGTCAGCATTGTAATATTCGCCCCGGATGATCCGTGCGTCACCGCCTTCAACCGGAGGCAGATTCCAGATCTCCCGAACGTCATTGATCGACATGATTCCACGGTCCAGCATCTGACTGGAGACATTCAGCTTCTCTGCATTGCTCAGATACTGCAGCCGGTTGGCCGTTGCCATCACCCTGTTGCCCTGAGTCTGTTCCCGGAGCGTAAACAGCATCTTTGTACAGACTTCCGAAAACTGCACGGCAAATGGTTCAATGCCGCCCTCGTAGAAGGCTGCCCACTTGTCACCGTATGCCTTGTTTTGCAAGATATCCTCGTTTACTCCGAAGTATTCATACACGTTGTCCTGAATAGCTTTCATCTGGTCCGCATCAATGACCCACGGTTTCACATCGATCTGCTTGATGTTGTTATAAGTGTTTGGGAACAGCAGCATTCCGCCGCCCTGAGCATCAGAGGAGAAGTTTTCCTCTGTGAACCGTTTCCGCTCTTTTGCCAGGTCTTCAGCTTTGGTAAAGTTGGAAAGCTGAGCCATAAAACGATAACTCGCTGCACTCTTCACACCCTCCTCAATGCCCTGATTCTGGATGTGGATCAGGTCCATTGTCGGGAACAGTGCGTGGTTCGTCTCGCCAAAGAAGTCATGCTTGTACTGGAATTTGTTCATGATTCCACAGTAATCAAGCTCGATCGCCGCGTGATCACCATTGCCAAACTCATACCGCAGATATGGAACGTTGTTGTATTGCATGATCTCGCACCGGCTCGGCAGCGGTGTATACATCCCGGATGGCTCACCAAACTCGTCATATACCGGACAGATAAAGGCCGTGTTGTGGATGTCCAGGATCGTGCTGAGTCTGTACAGGAACTGACTCCACGTTTGAAACTGGTTCGGACCGTGCTTCAGCTTGTTCTGGAGTGCAGGCCGTGCGGATCCTTGCGTTTCCACCTTCAGCTTGCTGATATGAGTCGCTCTGGCATTGATAGCCGCCCGGATCAGCTCGGACTCGTACACATTACCGCCCCACGTTGTAAAGTGCGGTGTGTAGCCGTTCAGCAGCTTAAAAGTGCCTTCGTATTTGCCTTTGACCTTTGGTCTGTTTTTGAATAACGCATCAAAAAGTCCCATGTTAAACCTCGTTCTTTAACTGGTCGCCAATCTCGGCATACCATTTTTGTCTGACACAGAACGCATCCGCAAGTGCGGCGGTTCCGTCTATATGATCATTCGGTGACAACTTAACCAGCTTCCCCCTGCCTCGTTCCGTACTCATTTTTATTGCCGAATTCAGCAAATGTATCTTCAGGAGATCGTTGTCTCCAATGTGAACCCTTCCGTCTTCCAGAAGCCCCTGCATCTCCATCAGGACACCATAAAGGTTTTCACCCTGATATACATCGTCTGTCCGGAAGCCGTATGTGTTCAGATCCTGAACCAGATACTGTGCTGAATATCTGTCATAGCCAACCATCAGCGGCAGGATCTCATACTTCTCGACCAATTCCGTCAGCCAGTTGAAGCAGTCATGGTAATCAACGAAGTTGTCCCCGGACGGCTGCAGGATGCCTCGTTGTATATAAGCGTTATACGGAACACCATCCCGCTGTGTGGCCTCGTCTATCTTCTCAGCCGGTAGCCAGAACTTTGCAAAGACGTACAGCTCGCCACCCTTCTCGATCACGATCGTGGCAGCAGTCAGATCTCGTGTCTGTGACAGGTCGATTCCGGCAACACAATAGCTGTGAGCGAAATCTTCAAGCTGCATCGGCTCACCGCCAGCTTTTTCAACCGTCTGCGCCGGAAGCCAAGCCAGCGAACTGTTTTGTTTAATGCAGCAATATTTTGTCAGGAACTCTGCTTTTTTACTGAGCGAGCCTTCAGCGACTGCAATCTCCTCCAGCAAGTAATCAACCGAAATACTAACGCCCAAATTGGGATTGCTTTTATGCAGCTCATTGATGTCATTCCACTTTTCGACATCGTCAATCATATACAAGAACGGCAGTAGTCTCTTCTCTTTCGACTCACCAAGTAAAAACCGCGTTGACCGCTTCATCAGCTCGTCAAAAATTGAATCATTGACATATCCGGAAGTAGTACACGAAATCAACAACCCTTCCGGTCTGGCCCCCATTGCCGACTTCATAACTTCATACTGCTTTAATCCCTTGTCTCCCTGCCAGGCTGCAACCTCGTCACAGATTGTCAAAGACGGATTAAAGCCATCACTTGACTTGCTGTTAAACGCGATCTTCTTGACCGTGCTGTTTGTCCCAAGTATCGCCAGATCGGACATCCGGTGCCGTGCCAGCATAGAATCGTCATGGACCTTCCGATGCTGTGTGTCCTTTTCTAAAGACAGTTTTTTCAACTCTTGCCATTCCGGGTCGAGCTGTATCATCTGCCATATACAGTTGTAAATAATATCAGCCTGGTCGAATTTCGGTGCAATACAGAACACTCTTGCCCCGTACCCTCCTTCCTGCCTGAAGATGTAATTCCCATCAGATGCAGAATCCAGACTTTTCCCATTTTTTCTGCCAACAAGTTCAAACACCTCGCGAAACTGCCGATTTCCATCTTTATCAACAATTCCGTATATGATGGATGTTTTCGCCTTCTGCCAGACTTCCAACTTCAGCGGTCCAGGTGCGAGCGGTCCCTCAGTATGGAAACAATGCGCTTCTTTCCACTCGATTGCCGCGTTTGCCTTATGAGCATCAAAAAAGAACTGCTTTTCTTGCAGTCCATTGACGATATACTCATATAAAAGCCGCACCCATTTGCCTACAATGTATGTTCCGTTCTTAATTCCCTGGTAGTATGTATAAATCCAGTTTGTTCTGTCTATGTCATCGCCTTTCATGCCAAATCGCCTCACGCGCGCGAAAATCATTGCTTGCCCGG